AAGTCAGCGAAAACAGCAAAACCTTACAAACGTAAAACTAAGAAAAAGTAAATGTCACCCGAAAACTTATTCGCAAACGAAACACCTCCAAGACTTATGTCAAACCATAATCACAACGATGACCAATGGCACGTTGCAGAGGAAACTAATGGTCGCCTTGCTATGATAGGATTTATCGCAGCAGTAGGATCATACTTTTTTACAGGACAAATCATCCCCGGTATATTTTAATGACACCAGAAGCAGAAAGATTTAATGGCTGGGCAGCAATGCTCGGATTCGTAGCAGCTGTAGGAGCCTACGCAACAACAGGAAACATCATCCCCGGTGTATTCTAATGGCAGCTATCTCAGTAACAAGAGAAAGCCAAGCCAGTAACTGGCAGAGATTCTGCGAGTGGGTTACAAGCACAGAGAACCGCCTATATGTAGGTTGGTTTGGTGTGTTAATGATCCCTTGCTTACTCACTGCAACAACTTGTTTTATACTCGCCTTCATCGCAGCACCGCCTGTAGACATAGACGGCATACGTGAGCCTGTTTCTGGCTCGTTAATATACGGAAACAATATTATATCTGGAGCAGTAGTTCCAAGCTCCAATGCAATAGGACTGCACTTTTATCCAATTTGGGAAGCCGGCACTCTAGATGAGTGGTTATATAATGGCGGACCATATCAACTTGTTGTCTTCCACTTCCTCATCGGTGTAGCAGCCTATGCTGGTAGACAATGGGAACTATCATACAGACTCGGAATGAGACCGTGGATCTTCGTGGCTTACACAGCTCCACTATCAGCAGCATTAGCTGTATTCTTAGTCTACCCTTTCGGACAGGGGAGTTTCAGTGATGGTATGCCTCTTGGTATTTCTGGTACTTTTAACTTCATGTTCGTATTCCAAGCAGAACACAATATCCTTATGCACCCGTTCCACATGCTCGGCGTTGCTGGGGTATTCGGTGGATCTCTTTTCTCTGCTATGCACGGAAGTCTTGTTACTTCCTCTATCATTGCGGAAACAACAGAAGAGGTATCACAGAACTATGGTTATAAGTTTGGACAAGATGAGGAAACATATAACATCGTTGCAGCTCATGGCTACTTCGGTAGATTAATTTTCCAATATGCCTCTTTTAATAATTCTCGTAGCTTACATTTCTTTTTGGCTACTTGGCCCGTGGTTGGCATATG